TCTAATAGAGAGGAAGGGAAGGTTTGCCTTTATTGGCGACATCCCCTCCTCTTTTTTCTTCTCGTATCCAGAAAGGAGGTATGGATATTCTTGAGCGGAAGTTTCAGGCCCGGCTGATCAAACGCATCCACAAAGAGATGCCAGACGCCGTGGTGCTGAAAACGGACCCGAACTACATCCAGGGCTTTCCGGACTTATTGATATTGCGTGGAAAGCGCTGGGCTGCGCTCGAGGTCAAGAGAGAGGAGCATGCGCCGCGCCGGCCCAACCAGGACTTTTATATTCAGAAACTGAATCGGATGTCCTTTGCGCGGTTCATCTACCCAGAAAACGAGGAGGAGATACTACATGATATTCGACACGCACTTGGAACTGGAAGGGCAGCACGCCTTTCTGAGTCCAAGCCAGTACCACTGGATCAACTACACCAAGGAGAAGCTGGCTGACAGATATTTGAAAGCGATGGCTGTGCAGCGCGGAACGGAACTGCATGCGTTTGCGCATGACGCCATTCGCCTGAACCGGCTTCAGCCCAGGAACAAGGATACGGTCAACATGTTCATCAACGACGCCATCGGGTTCAAGATGGCATCGGAACAGCCGTTATTCTACGACTACGTTTGTTTCGGCACAACAGACGCGATCTCCTACAAAAAGAATTTTCTCCGCATACATGACCTGAAAACCGGAGAGACCGAAGCGCACATGGAGCAGCTGAGGATTTATGCGGCATTGTTCTGCCTGAACTATCAGGCCCGTGTACGGGAGCTTCGCAGAAAAGGCGAGGCCGATATTGATATTGCCGCACGTTTCGATTTGAGTCCCAAAGAGCTCCACTTTGATCCGGAGCAGATGAACGGTATTGAGCTGCGCATCTACCAGCTCGGCGAAGTCCGTGTGGAAGCTGCGGATCCGAAAGAGATCCGGGATCTGATGGATATTATTGTATCCAGCGTTGAGGTCATCAAAAATGTAAAAGCGGAGGAGTGATAAGCCATGGCGGATGAAATGGATATTCTGATGGACGACGTGTTTGCCGAGGAAGAAGAGTTCCTTGAGCATGTCGGCCGCAGCGTGCTGGACGGCGCGCCCATCGGTTCGGGAAGATATCGTTACGGAAGCGGCGACAGCGCTTACCAGCATGTCAAGAATTTCCAGACCACCGTTCGTTCTCTTCGGAAGAAGGGCATGAGCGACAATGATATTGCCAAATCCATGCAGATGAACAGCACCCAGTTCCGGGCAAAGATCATGCAGAATCGGGAACAGGTGCATGCCTATGAAGTGGCCATGGCAAAGAAGCTTCGGGAGAAAGGCATGAGCAACGTGGCCATTGCCATGCGGCTCTACAAAGACCCGAAGAAGGAAAGCACGGTGCGCAACCTGCTGACTGAGGGCAACAAGCGGAAGAGCAAGATATTTGAATCCACCGCCAAGACCCTCAAGGATGAGCTGGAAAAGCACACCATGCTGGACGTTGGCCCCGGCGCTGAGCTGAATCTCGGTGTCAGCGAGACCCGGCTGAAGAATGTTCTGACCCAGCTGGAGAAAGAAGGATATACGGTTCACCGCAAGTTCGCAGTGGATCAGTACGGCAAGGCGACCAACCAGAAGACCACCATCAAGGTGCTGACCAAGGATGATATTTCAACCAAGGATGTCTATGACCGCATGGATGAAATTGTTCCTGCCGGTATGGACCACTTCAGCGATGACGGTGGATATACTTACAAGGAGCGCAAGCCTCCCGAATCCATCTCCAGCGACCGTGTTTATATTCGGTATGCTGAACAGGGCGGCACAGACAAGGACGGCGTCATTGAAATCCGCAGAGGATTGAAGGACCTGAACCTTGGAAACGCCAACTACGCGCAGGTTCGTATTGCTGTTGACGGTACGCATTACCTGAAAGGAATGTGTTTATATTCTGACGACATTCCGAAAGGCTATGATGTGGTCTTCAATACCAACAAGCATGAAGGAACGCCGAAAACCAACAGCGATCCGAACGGCAAGTCGGTACTGAAGCCGATGAAAGACGACCCTGCCAACCCGTTCGGAGCCAACATCACCGATGACAACAAATTGATATTGGGGCGCAACCGTTCCTGGACCGATGAGAACGGCGTGGAGCACGAGAATGCTGTGCGCATCGTCAATGAGGAAGGTACCTGGAATAACTGGAGCAAGAACATCTCTGCGCAGATGCTTTCCAAGCAGCCTCCTGCGCTGGCGAAGCGTCAGCTGGAGCTGACCTATGCTGCGAAGCGGGAACAGCTCAATGATATTCTCGCACTCACCAACCCCACGGTAAAGAAGAAGCTTCTGCAGGATTTCGCAGACGGATGCGATTCCGATGCGGTGCACCTTAAAGCTTATGGATTTCCTGGACAGGCCGGCAAAGTGATATTGCCGGTCACTTCTTTACCTCCGAACCAGATTTACGCGCCTTCCTACAAGACCGGCGACGAAGTTGTGCTCATAAGATATCCTCATGCGAGTATTACGGAAATTCCAAGTCTTACGGTCAACAACAACCACAGAGACGCCAAAAAGATATTGGGGCAGGCTGTCGACGCAGTCGGCATCAGTCCTAAAGTGGCGCAGCAGCTGAGCGGAGCGGACTTCGACGGCGATACGGTTTATGTTATTCCGAATCCGAGAGGCGAAATTCAGCATCGCAAGCAGTATGAAGCCCTTAAAGACTTCGATCCCAAGGAAGCCTATCCTGGATATCCTGGAATGAAGGTCATCAGCCATGCGCATCAGCAGAAACAGATGGGCGTGGTCACAAACCTGATCACGGATATGACAATCGCTCAGGCAAAGCCCGACGAAATTGTCCGTGCTATCAAACATTCCATGGTTATCATTGACAGTGAGAAGCATAAGCTGGACTGGAAGCGTTCTGAACAGGAAAATGATATTCATTCCCTGATTGAGAAGTACCAGGTCAAAGCGGACGGCACTGTCGGCGGTGCTTCCACATTGATATCCCGGGCGAAGTCCAAAACCTATATCGATCAGCGCCGTTACAAGGGCATTGATCCAGAAACGGGCGATAAGATATATGAGCTGACAGGCAAGAAGAACTGGCAGGGCAAAACCATCCAGGAAAACTCCACTCAGATGGCGGATACCAAGGATGCTACCACATTGATATCCGGGCACAACAGCATGATTGAACGTATTTATGCCAAGTATGCCAACCAGATGAAGGATCTTGCCCGTGAAGCAAGGCGTGAGTATGTGGATACGCCGAATCTTAAATATGATCCTCAGGCAAGGAAGTTATATTCTGCTGAAGTTGATTCACTCAACAAGAAGCTGATCGAAGCCAAGCGGAATGCTCCTCTGGAAAGGCAGGCATTGATATTGGCCAACGTCGCTGTCAAGCAGTATTTGTATGACAACCCTGCTCTGAGGAATGATCATGGCGCTTTGAAGAAGCTGAAAGGCCGTACTCTGAATGAGAAACGGCTTGTTACAGGAGCTTTGAAGCAGAGAGTTAAATTTACTGACAAGGAATGGGAAGCTATTCAGGCTGGCGCTGTACATGACTCTTTCCTGAAAGATATTCTGAAGAATGCCGACTCGAAAGAAGTTAAACAGCGTTCCATGCCACGTGAACAGCGTGCCATCAGTCCTGCAAGACGCACAAGAATACAGTCCATGCTTAAAATGGGCTATACGCAGGCTGACATTGCGGACATGATGGATATTCCGGTCAGTCAGGTGCAAACCGTGGCTATTGAATCGAGGTGATACGAATGGAAACCACGTTGGAAACGCCCAAAGAGGCCATGTTGACAACCATTGATAATGAATGGGATCCATTCGAGAACTTTTCTGAATGGTATTCCAGAGATCTGCAGCTTGCAAGGGAACAGAATCGCCGTCCGGCTTCCGGTTATCTGGCGATTATCGCATCTTGCAGCGATGATGTGAGCGACAACGAGTTTAATCAGATCATGAACGACGCCATTGACGAGATTGTTGAGCTCGATTTGTCAGGAACATTCAAGAAAGTAACCCGTGAACCCAAAGAAAGCTTTGTAGAAGCGTCGTGACCGCTGGAATGGTACTCCCCAGTGCCACTCCCGGTACCTAAACCGCCTCAAAAGACCGGGGGGGAGGGGTCGAAAAAGCCCCACCCCCTGTTTCAT